GTGTATTTATGTTTGATTTAGTTAAGAATATTTGTAATACACTACTATCTTTATGTACTCCATAACCTGAGTCTAATGATGCGGTGTATTCCCATTCCTTTGCTTCTAGTTCTTGTACTTTTCTAGGTAGTTCATATATTCTAATATACTCTGGTAATTTAGGTATATTTAATGGCCTTTTATATGAAATAGTTTTTAGAAAGTGGTGGTCAATCAATGTCGATACAGATCCAAGGAACTCACATTTATACTCCTGATTAAATCTAATCTCGCCTATCTTCTTACGTTCATCTCTAGCCCATGCTTCGTCCCTTCCCGGAACAGCATTCCACGCAATTTCACTTCTAACATATCCATTACTGTGTTCAGGGTCATCGTTTGCATTTTCCCACATAGTAAAAAAATGATTCATCCCGTTGGGTGTGTTGTGTGCCACAATTCCGTTGTATACGACACTATGACACCACTCATATTCATCATTTGGATCATTCGGTAATGAGAAATCAAATACATACTCTTCGCCAGATTCAATTGATTTAATAGGCACCCAAATTAAATCTTCACGTACATTGTCTAAGAAAGTACCATCAACGTCAATAGATTTTGAAATGTGATCTTTCATCTTTAACATTTTAGCACGAGAATAATGCTTCTTTGATTTCTTCTCACCTGCAAATGAAATTACAGTATGATCAAGCTTATGTTCTTTTTTAAGGGCACGTAAACCTAACGCTGATTCAGGGATATAATCTTCTTTATCACCTAATCTTTTAGGTTTATTAAACGATTCGATAATATTTTGTTTTCGACCAAACCTAAACCCAATTTCATTGAAATATTTCTCCACACTATCCCATTGAGTGACTTCAAGTCTATAGCACATTGAAGTAACTTTAACTAACTTAGTCGGTTTTGTAAGAATTTCACTATATGTTGATAAAATACCAAAATTAAGTAGTAGCATTCTAATTTGTTTAATTAGTTCTTTGGAACTTAAGCTAATACCTACTCTATATCTATCTTTACTTGTGTAACCATCACCATCAAATATACCCTGTAACATTGCAGCAGTTGCTTCCTTAGACATCTGCATCAATCGTTTAGGAATTATCTTTTGCGGAGCACGTCTATTTATATCAAATCCTAGATATTTAAAGAATTCAACTAATTGTCTAGATGAAATTTGATAATGTAAACCATCAGGTTTTAAATAGTACCTTAACCCAAGTGTTTTTATTGTGGTAGATATATCGTCACCACAGGTGATGTCTAGACGGGCACGTGTTGGATCATTTGAAATATTACCTTCAGATATATATAATCCAATTAAGTATGCAATGTCTGCTGTTATTCTATTTTGTGGTCCAAAATAGTTAATGTTCTTATGCTTTTTCAGTGAAGGAACAAAATCAATATCATCATTACCCCAGCAATTCATCCCATATTTTACTGAAACCATATCACCTTCAGATAAATCTTTTGACTTTACCCATTTATATTCACCATCTTTAAATGCCCAAAACTTATGCTCAAGTGAACACTCAATATCACTATATTTAGTATGTATTTTACGTGTTTCTACTTTACCCTCATTATGCATTAAAGCACCAGTATTCATGTCATCTTTCATTCCCATTACTTTATAGTCGGGAACTTCATAACCACCGTATCCACGTGATTCATCAATAAAGTCAGCGACTTGTTGAATGCCTTTATCGGTAAATACGAAGGTATCCTTTGTAACACATGAGGTTATAACAACCTTTGTTGTTTTACCTGATGAAATTGTAGGAAATACTGATGCCATAAACTCATCAGCAATGTGTGGTTTCACGAATGCAAATTCGTCCAAATAAAGTAAATTAATTGACATACCACGAATACCATCCGGTGAAGTCGCTGCACATATAACTCGTGTTCCATGTGAGAATTGTATACCACGTTTATTCCATTGTTTTACACCCGGTTGCATCCAATATGGTAAGTTAATATATGAGTCTCTTAACTGTTGTAATTGTTCCTGTGCTAAGTTCAATTTGTTCGCTAATATAGCAACTACCTTATCTGCGTTAAATAAAGAATACCATAGTATATACGCACGAGTAGTTGCTGAGTTATGTGACAATATATCACTACTATAATATCGATGGTTTTTATCATCTAATTCCAAGTCATACATGTGACTATCAAATCCTAGATTCGTAACTGATACTACTGTATCATATCCATCTATAGTCGCTATTAAGTCACCGGCAACTAAATCTTTTACATATACTTCATCTAATACTTCATTGTTTATGTTAGAGTAAAATACAATATGAGTATCAGCGCATTTTATGCTGTGTCTAGTTGTTTTTAATTGCCATACTTCATAATCCACTGTTTTATGGCAATATTTTATAGGAGACCAGCCTGTGTCAGTCTTTACTTTGAATCCTTTGCCTTTCAATGATTTTATGAATTTTCTTTTTACTTCTAATGATGGTGTCATATTCCTAAAAACTCTTTACATTTACGCAACTCTCGGTAAATGTTTTTCTTGACATCAGAATGCCAAATAACCAATACTTCATATCCGTTTTCATTGGCTAACTTTATCTTGTCAGCATCGTAGTCCCATATTTCTTTTGCTGTTCGATTATACATATTATTTGATTTACAAGTTGTCCATGTAATTGGTATATCAGTTGAATTATATATTTTAGGATTTGCATGGAATCTATCACCATTATATTCAATTATTTTGTTTGTTCTAATATAAGTAAAATCATACTTTCTATACTTACTAATAGTATCTAAATTTTTTTCTAACAATAGTTCATCTTTATCATATTTAACTTCACTTCTAGTTATATGTAATTTATCGCAAATAAAATCAAAGAAACTATTTGCGGCTTGGCTTACCATATTATGACCAGACATTTTTTTTCTATTAATTTCATTTATTTCATCTTGTGATTTATTACTTAATGTATTTAACCATTTTTTCGTAATTTGATCTCTAATAATCTTTGCATCTTCTATTGATATATCATTTCTTTCAGCAATGTTTTTAACTGAATTTGTAGATTGTCTATTATGTAACATATCGGTCGCTGCTTCTTCATCTACACCATGTTTTTTCATATAGTATTCAATACGAGTAGGTTCCGAATCAACTGTCTTTGAATTTGATACACGATTAATAAACTCTTGTTTTAATTTAATAGATTCTTCCATGGAATACCCCCGTTTTAAATAAAACTCGACTGCCCATGGTGAATTTTCACTCGTGCCATTTTTATACATTGGATTGTTTTCCCCTGTTCTGCTTTCAGATAAATATGACAAATATTCTTTTGTTTCTGTAATACCTTCATATTTGGATTTATATTCATCTACTGTTATGTCATGAATGTTAAATACATGCTTATATAATTGCTTTCCTCTAAATCCACATATTTTACATTCAGGCAATTCATAAAATGCTTCATCTCCTAGTTTCAGTCGCAATTTCTCGTTTTTGGATTTTATCACCTTTGGATCTCTTAATCGCCTTTTACTATTTTCTGCCATATATGTGTTCTTATCATTCCAATATTCGACTGTTATTTTATTTGTCTCTCTGAATTCTGGTTCTGTTATGTTATGTGCTCGTTTAATATGGCCTAACAGAGACATTAAACACTTTCCCTTTCTATCAGAGGTCGTTGAATATTTACAATATGGGCATGATATTGATTCTGACTTACTCATCTAGTTCTCCTAATAAATTAAAGAATTCCTCAATGGTGAATTTCATTTCTTCACCATCTTCATTCATAATATAGATAATTTCATCAGGAAAAATACATTTTCCACATTGGCGGGGAAATTTTACGATATTAAATCGATTTTCGTTAAATTTGATGAGAAGCTCTTCTTGGAAATCATATAATCCAAAAAGTTGCATGCCTTTATCTTTCGTATTAATATAAACATAATTGCGAATGAAATATATTGGGTCCTTTGCGCACTTTTCCAATTCTTTTAATTGCCATGGGAGGACCCTTACGCTTTCATTTGCATCACGTAAATTTGTAATTCCATTAAACGCCATTTGTAATATCCTCTTGCATCATATGTATGTACTTTTGCATAAAATCTTCGGATGCGTCAACCGGAATAAATTCACACATAAACTCAGATAAAAATGCTTTAAGTCCCAATTGTGATATTGTTTGCTTTACCCATTGATTATCTCTATTAGGAATAACAAAATATGGGTATTCCATATAATAAAAGTTATTATGATTAGATCTAGCATCCGTACATAATTTATAGAAATGATTAAATCCATTAGGCACAGAGTTAATTATTATCTGAGGTTTTGTGCCTGATGCTATAACAGGAAAGGTCGAATCCATAAATTCTTTAGCTATATTAGATTTTGCAAATGAAAATTCATCTAGAATTATAGTATTTATCGATCTTCCTCTCATAGTAGAAGAAGCATTAAATGAAGTGGTGTTAATATTAGCACCGTTTTCTAAATATATTGTGCCTTTATTTGAATTTACTATCCTATTCCCTTTTTTAAAACATTCAGGTAAAAGCTCGTACATATCTTTAATATTAGCTAATGCAGCATTAGCCATTTTTTGTGAAATGGAACACCATGTTATTGCATAAGATGTATTATATAGCATTTTATGTAATGCATATAACTGTAAGATGGTAGACATTCCAATCTGTCTGGAATGATTTATAATTAAATATTTTCTTATATCTAAATCAATTAATAAATCGTGTTGAAAAGCGTAAGCATTAAATTTAGTTATTCCATTATCAAGTGTTTTTATAGCAGCTACGTTATTTAAAAAATATGAGAAGCTGGCTGATTTGGCTAATAATTGTAACTCTTCAGTGCTATAAAGCTCTTTTGGTTCTGTTTTATCATCTTCGAGACCTTCCACAAACTCCTGTAATTGTTCGTGGTACCTATTCCGATATTCATGCACCGCTGACCGGAATAATTCAGATTTGGACTTATTTAACATTTCAGATAAGTAATCAAGTTCCTTGTCAGTCTCTTCTTTGATGTATATGTTTATGCGCTTCATTAAATTTTTCCTGTGAGTATACACACCTTTTTACTATATTGTTTATAAAAGTTTGTCAATGATAGTTATAAACTTTAAAAAAATGACATTGAAGGCATTAAATGAAAAAATTAACTGGTCAGATTATCCCGATTCTATGGTACAGAGTGGCGTTAAACTTATGAAAGAAATAAATGACGCTGGTTATGAAGCATACATTGTAGGTGGTGCTGTGCGAGATATTGCAATGGGAGATACCAATATCCATGATATTGATATTGGTACAAATATGCCAATTGCAGACATAAAAAAGAGATATAAAACCGTTGAAT